GTAGTAGTAGATTTTAAATCACGCAATGTTTTTTTAACATCGGTGATGTTTCTGTTAATTTCAGACGTGTCTAATCCTAACTTAATCCTTTCAATTTTAAGCTTAGATAGTTCTTTTAAATCAAATTCAACCTCCGATATTTTCTTTTTAAAATCAGATACGTCTGCACCTATTCCGACTTCAAGCTTTTTTCCTGCCATCTCTTATATTCTTTTATAAATATTTCTTTCATTTTATCCGAAACACCTCCCGATTTTCTATCAATTGGTAACGGCATAAATGATTCTTTTCGCTTTGCCATTGTTTTAGGGTCTAAATGTGGCGCAATATAAGTAGTCCAAATTATCTCCCTTAATTTCTGAGCCTCAACTAATTCCATTCTTTTAAATGCAAAAAGGCGAATTTGAAACTCCGCCCACGTCATATCGTAAACCGCATCCAAATTCACCATTCTTAATTCACCTAAACAAAAACTAATCACATCCTCTGACCAATCTATTTTTTTTTTGTATTATCTGTTTCTGGTTGACTTGGTACGTTTTTAACAAGTGACTGAGTAAAAGCATTATTAAAATCTAAAAGCACATTACTATCCGCTGGTAACTCGTCAATCCAATCTGTTACATCGTACAAATCAAAATCAACCTCTTCCCCTTTACGATTACACGCATACACTAATGAATGATACATCATTAAAGGAATCCATTTAAAAGGATTTTCAATTTTTAACCTATCAAAGTCAACCATGTTTGTATTGGTTTCCTCAAGCATTTTTCCAATAAAACCTAAACCAAAATGAAACTCTCTAGTTTTATCTCCAATATTTAATCTTACTAAATTCATATAATTAAGCGGTTAATTTTGTGTAAACTAAAAAAACTGTAATTGTTGTCGTGTTGTTACGGGGCTACTTGGATTCGTTGCTGTTGACAATTCAACACGTCTATTAAATATTGTTTTAATTTATTAAAGTCCAAATTCTACAGAAAACTGTGCTGTAAATACTTACCCTCAGACGTTAGGGTCTGTTTGACTAATCGCTCCACTACCGTCTAATGTAGCTGTAAAAGTTGACACTTCATCTCCACTACCTTGTGTGAGTTTCAAATCTGTAATTAAAGCCTGACCGTAGTATTTAATAGACCCTGCATCATTAACATTTGTGTTTAGTTTCCACGTTATTAATTGTTTGGCTTGTTGAAGTACTAACAAAGCATCATGTGAATCTTTTGTGTCATCACCACCAACAGATGTAGTGTCGATATATTCTCCCTCTGCATCAATAGTATAAGAAAATACTCCTGCTGTTTTCTTAACTACCCCAGGGTCACATTTTGTTCTACTTTCAATTATTGAAACCGCTGTATTTAAACTATTTGAAGTCAAACACGCAACTGGTTTATAAGCTGATGTTCCATCCCAAATATATAAAATACCATTTTCACCTTTTATTGCCATGATTTATAGTTTTTTAAGTTATTTTTTATTTTCAAAGATACTAATTTATTTTAATTCTAATATGATTCTTATAAAATTTCGATAAACATTTTGAGTTGTTGAAACATTATCTAATCCATCTGGAAACTCAAAACTTCTATTTACAACTTCAAAGTTATCTACTTCGATGTTTTTAACAGCATTTTCAATAAACTCTTGCATATTGTCAACAGCTAACCTAGAACCTACATTACCCGCTCCGTTGTAAATTGTGACAATATCTAACAACGTGTAGCTAATCCAATTATAGTTGCATTTATTTGCTTTGTTTATCTCTTTGCTTTGAGTTGAAATAATAACGTATTCCGAAGGATTTATGTTTCCTGTTACTTGCATATCAAAACAAGGATATTCTCCGTCTATTGCCTCAATTATGGCTTTGCGCACCCATTTATTAGGATTGTTACTATTTAACGTTGCCATATTTGCTTAATGCTTTTTTTAATGTTTCTAAATATTCGTTTCTGCCTTTTAATAACGCAGGATACATATAAGGACGTGGTCTTAAGTTTATTTTTCTTATTCCTTTGCCTTTCCATGTTATAGCAATGTCTTTTAACTCTGTTGGCACGTTCACAAGTCCGCCCGTTCCAAATTCTACATAAGCAGCATAAGGTGCATTTGCACGAATTATCCAATTAGATTTGCCCTCTTTAAATGCATTTATTGACTGTCCTAATTTACCAAAGTTAGATGCTTTAGAATTAACTTCTTGTTTAGCATCTTTTTCAATCTTACGTGCTGATTGTTCAGTGATACCATCAATAAGTTGTTCAGCCTCTTTGCCGTATTTTCTTAATTCTGCAATAACACTATTTATGTTTTTAACATTTGCCATTATGTCCTTTGACTTGCTACAATTTCAATATCAATATTATTCAAATCTAAGTTTAAAATACTATCAATATTGTAAGTTAAGCCATTGTATTTAATAAAATTATCTTTAACACTGAAATTAATATCGTAACGATTGCGAATAGTAAATACAGTTTGCACAATATTATCTCTTTGTCCGTTTTCGTTTAATACCGACACTCTTTTAGTTTCTACATTTGCCCAAACAGAATAGACTAATTCATCAGTAACAGTATAACCCCCAAACCCATCAGATTGTTCTGTTGATTGCCATATCGATATTGATTTTGTGTATTTTCTGCTAATCATTATACAAATCTTCTATTAACATCAATCGCCTCTAATACACTCAAAGGTAACAACGTTGTATTAACTTGCTTTTCACTTTCATAAAACCATACTTTAATAATTTGCAACGCTGCGTCTATTAATTCGTTTGGAATGTCATCAACCGAACTATAACCTATGTTCAAAGTAACAAAGCCGTCAACCGTTGGAACGATTGCTTTATTGGTTTTATAAATAATTCCACTAATAAATCCCTCTCCCTCTGGATTGTTTATAGGATAATCGTAAACCGTTGTTTTTTCAACTAAATTACAGTCTTTATAATATACTTTATCTCTAGTTTTAAAAATATGATTTGTCCGTTTTTCAATAAACGACAAAGAGCTATTTATCATACTTGTAATTTCGTCGTCTGTTTCAGTTTGTGAAGCATCAACTTTTAAGTATAATTTAGCACGTTCTAATGATATTACGTCAGTATAGTTAGTCATTCTTTTTTGCTTTTTTCTCTTTTACTTCCTCAATAAAATTATCATTTAACATCGCCTCAGCATCTTCTTTTGATAATTCAATAGTATCACCTATTGCGTAATTCTTTTTTTCAGATAATTTAAAAAACGGTTTTAATGCAACGTATTTCATATTATATTTTTTTAAGGTTTGATAAATCACAAATTTGTGTTTTTCTTATGTAATCTCGATAATCCGAAACCTGATATGTTTCATATTCATAAGGATAAATTTCTACTACAATATAATCATAAGTTGGTGTATTTACCACGTTCATTATACGATAACAAGTAACCGTGCTTTGTTGTTCTTGTTGTGGTATTTCATCCTTTGAACAACTAATAAATACTAAGGATAATATGATTAATAATTTTTTCATAATTCAAAGATATAAAAAAACCCTTTACAAAATGCAAAGGGTTTAATTTTTTAATAATCAACTATCTACTATACCGCAGTAAAGTCTCCGTAAATTACCGCCGCTGGTTGTTCAACAGCCAAAGCAACTTGTGCTTCGATACGTGCAGTAATATTATTGTTCACAAAGTTCGAACCTTCAACTTCTGAAAATTCCAAAGAAAGTCCTTCGGTTACAACTTTGTTCACTCTTGACCAATCACCTACATAATATTTATTATCAGGTAGCCAACTTGAAGCTTTCAATACTTGAACTCCAGCAACTCTCAATACTCCATTTTCGTAAGTAACTGCCGCAGCTAAATCGTCCTTAGCTGTTTTCAATATGCTTAAATAATCTGTTGGTTTAACAACTATTAGATTTGTTGCATCGTAATCTGCATCCTGTAATTTACCAATTTCATTGATAAGCATTTCAGCTTTTGTTTTACCTGTTATAACCTCAGTTGAAGCTGTGGCTGCTGCAGCTAAAATAGTTTGAAATGCAGCGTTTTCAGCTTTGTAATAATCACGTCTCAACAATTGAGGAATAGTATTAACGATATACGTTAAGTTATTACGCATTTTTTTAGAGTAACGAGTGAAACCAGCGATAAAATCAGTTGCTACGTCAATAGCTGTGAAATCGTAATCTTTTTGAGATTTAGCACCACCCTCAGAACCTGGAGCAGAAATAGAACCCTCTGCACCTGTTTCACGTGTGAAAGTATAGTTTCCTGTATCGGCTACAACAGTTCCTGCTAAATCCTCAATGTTTACCATTTGCGATGGCAAAGTAACAATGTCAAGACTAATATTTCTCGGTTTAGTTCCAGTTAAATTAGCAGTAGTCATATTTGCAACCGCTTTAGTTTGAAATGCTTTACCTTTTTGAACTTCTTTAATTGAATCAATGTTATCATTAATTGCTTTTGCTAAAAAGTCTACATTCTCAGTTGTAGCAACTTTCTCTTGAAGTTTCAAATCTAATTTGTCAGCGTGGTCTTGAACCGCTTTTAAATCAGTAGCGAATTTAGCTTCTAATGCTTCTTTTACTGATTTCAATTCATTATCAAAAGTAGATTTGATTTCTGATGTTAATTTTGTTTCAAAAGCATCGATTGCGCTTTTTACTTCAGTAGCAGTTTTAGTTTCTAAACCGCTTTTAATGTTTGCCAATTCGGCTAATAATTTCTCGTCCATTTTATTTAATGTTTAATGAGTTTGTAAATGATTTTAAAGTTTCCATAATCGGCTCTAAATTCAAAGTGTCAGTTTCTGACGGCTCTTTACTGAGTGATTTTAATAATGTTTCAATTTGCATTAATCTTGAATCTGAATAAGGCAAATCGTATGCTTTTGTCAGTAACTCCATAAAACCGTAATGGTTTTTAATGGATTTTATATCTTGCACTGTGCTTAGTTGATTTGCTCCCCAAGAAGATAAAAAAGAATATTCCCCTAATTTATATTCTGTAATTATTGATTTGTTTTTTTGGTCACGTTGTAATACTTTGTACCCAATAGATAGTTCAGCATTTAAGTTATTTTCGTGCATTAACTTCACGTCCTCAAACATATCACGCCCTAAATCTTTTTTAAGATTAAACTGTGTCGTTGTAAGCAATCCATAACTATCTTTAGTGTCAATAGCTAAAGGAACTCCTATCATCATAGTAGGGTTGTGGTCTTTCAGTACCCTAATACGTTTAAAATTTTCGTTTACAGTTTTATCAAAAGAGCCATAAGCACTAATGTCACCGTCTGAATCTTTATAGTTATAAACGTTCGCATAGGCTTTTACAACCCCTTTTGCGGTGTCTAAATCTTTTAAATCGTATGATAATTGTTTAAATTCCATGTCACAAATGTATTAAATTATTTTTAATTAATCTAAATAAAGTTATTTTTTTTTAATATCGGCAATCCGTCCTCATCCTCTTTAATAGTATAAACCACTTTACATCGACAGTTAATTATATTTCCCGACATTCCATTAGGGTCGCCAGGATACATAATTTCCTCGCCACCTACAAAAAAAGGTTTGTTTTCGTCTACTTTTACCCCATTCATATCTAAATGGTCAAACATTGATTTAGGCGGTCTCCTCGTTCTATTATCTTGTACACTTATCCAAGTTTTTTCTAATTCATACTTTGAATTTTCAGCATATAAAGTAGTGGCGTAGTTGGTAGCTGTTGTTGTTTCAGTTCTTGCAATTCTCAAAGCTTGTGATTTATACCAACCAAACTTATTTTGTAAGTTTCTAGTAATATCTATAACGCTTAAATTATTAGCGTATCCGTCTGCAATTACAGAAATAATACTATCTATTAATGTTTGATGTACTGATACTATTCTTAAGCCAGCGTTTGAATTTAACCAATTTACTATAATAGTTTCGAAGTCTATTTCGGCTTTTATAGTCTTTTCAGTTCGTTTATATTGAGGCTTAACCAAAGTAGTATAAATTTCTTTATACATTTCTTTGATTTGCTTTTCGGTAACATTTGCATTTACTAAAGCCTGATAAGTTCCGATTGTCATATTATCAAAACGAATAGAATTAACAATTTTCAAGACATTACGCCTTACAATTCTATACGCTTGTAATTCTTGTCTTAATCTTAACTTATCCATTCATTACATCATTTATAGTAGGGTCGTTTAAATTAACTAAGTTGTTAGGTATGTAAACTTCGTTCATCATTTCGTCATCAATCTCTTCGTAATTAAACACCTCTCTACGTTCGTTCAATGTTAATGGTACGCTATTTACCCATTTAGACATAGTTTCCATATCGGTTTGCATTTCGGGTAATTCAGAAATATCAAACTCTATTTCTGTATTTTCATATCCTTTAAATTTTTGTATAAACTCGGGATTGAAATAAGAAGCAAACAAATCTAAGTCAGGCTTAATGTTATCAATTATTACTTGTTTTCTCGCTTCTATTAATCCATCGACAGCAAAACCACTTCCAGAACGTTCCTCGTTTAATAACTCTATTTTCCAGTTTAAAGAATTACATAGTGTACGTTTATCATAACTTAAAAAGTCAAAAGGCTTTAATTCATCTGTTGTTAGTGATATTCTTGTAAATCCTATTTTAGCACTTGCCCCTTTAATATTCCCAAGTCTTTCGCTACTATTATCCATTTCAACTATACGGTCTTTCAGTTCTTGTGCTTGTTCAGCCGTTAATGCTGTTTGACTATCGGCAGCATGTATAAACCCATAAATACCGCTATTTTGCGAAGTTTTTACATTTGTATCAATAAAACTATTAGAACTGTTAATATTTCTAATTGCAGCCATCAATTCAGAATAACCGTATAACTGCGAACCACTAAAGTCAAAGAAAGGATTTGAGCGTTTTATGTGAATAATTGAATCAGCCTCAAATCTTACTAATTGTTGACCCTGCTGTAAAATATAATAATCAATAGGACTTTCAACACTTAGACTATTTGCACCTTTTTTCAATACTATTTGCACCCAATGGCTAGGTAAAATATATAACTGTAAAGGTTGTCCAGCATTCAATCCCTCACTAGGGGACATCTTATAAAGATAAACATTGCCACAGACTTTTAAATAAACCTTATATAAAAATAATATATCATTCCATGTTTGAACGGGATTAGGTCGTTCAATAGGTATAGGTAGTTCGCTATCTGTTTTATAAGCTTTTTTCTTTAATTTGTTTATAGATAGCTTTTGTTGATAACTTGGATTTACTGGAAATCGTTTTAATTTATTTAAGGAGTTTTTATCATCAATTTCTTTAATGTAATAAGGAACAACAGTTGTTTTAGATGCCATTTGATTAACGATAG